CTAATCGTTGGTGGAATGGATCCGAAACTCCTTCTGCTGAATCACTAAAAGTTTATTCTCAGAAGTATAATGTTAACTTAGCTATCAATCTTTTCCCTCTTGCTGCTTATCAGAAGATCTATCAAGACTTCTTTCGCTGGTCTCAATGGGAAAACGCGGATCCTACTTCTTATAATTTTGATTGGTATACCGGTTCTGGTAATGTTTTTGGTGCTTCCGGTCTTTCTTCTGCTATTCCTGCATCTAATAATTATTGGAAACGAGATAATTTGTTTTCTCTTCGCTATGCTAATTGGAATAAGGATAAATTTATGGGTATTCTCCCGAATTCTCAATTTGGTGACCTTGCAGTGGTAGATCTTGGAACTATTTCTTCTTCAGGTTCTAAAATTCCTGTTGGTGCTTATGACGGAGTTAATGATTCCGGTGATTTTCATCAAATGCAGACTCTTACTGAATCTGTGAATACCGGATCATCCAGTACGTCGAAGTCTTCTCCTATTTATCCTCGTTTTGCAGATTCTATTTCTATTCGTGAAAAGTCTAATCTTTGGGCCGTTCTTGGTTCTTCTCCTGATTTGAATTTAAAGTTCTCTGTTCTTGCTCTTCGTCAAGCGGAAGCTCTTCAGAAGTGGAAAGAGATCACTCAGTCTGTTGATACTAATTATAGAGACCAGATTAAGGCTCATTTTGGGGTGAATGTTCCCCAGTCTGAATCTCATATGGCTAAGTATATTGGAGGTGTTGCTCGTAATCTTGATATTTCTGAAGTTGTCAATCAATTCCTTCCTAGCGAAGATTTCTCTGGTACACCTACTCAAGCTTATATATATGGTAAAGGCGTAGGATCTGGTCAAGGATCTATGACATTTAACACGGGTTCTGGATATTATATTATAATGTGCATATACCACGCTGTTCCATTGTTGGATTATACTCTTAGTGGTCCTGACGGGCAGAATCTCGTGACCTCTGTTGAGGATCTTCCTATTCCTGAATTTGATAACATAGGTATGGAATCTGTCCCCGCTGTTGAGCTTATGAATTCTTCATTGTATTCTAATGTGAATTCTGCGGATAAAATTTTAGGTTATAATCCTCGTTATTATAATTGGAAAACTAAGATCGATCGTATCCATGGTGCTTTTACTACTACTCTTAAAGATTGGGTTGCTCCTATTGATGATTCTTTTTTGTACTCTTTATTTGGAGGAAACCTCTCTACTTATAAAGGCGTTACCTGGCCTTTCTTCAAGGTGAATCCGAATACTCTTGATGATATTTTTGCGGTTAAAGTTGATTCTACATGGAATACGGATCAGCTTTTAGTGAATTGTAATGTTGGTTGTTATGTAACTCGCCCATTGTCTGCCGACGGTGTGCCTTATTGATTAAGTTATGGAAAAGAAAGAAGAACATAAAACTAGTGTTTGTTTTGGTCCAGGTTTTCGTAGACGTAAACCTGTTCGTGAGGTTTTCTTGTGTCCAATTTGTGCCTCTTCTGAACCCGATATTGTTTTAGAGGAACTTCCTACTGAACAGTTTCGATTTGAAAAAACTGGTACGGATGATAATGAATGTGTTCGTATTCGTTCTGATGTTAGTATGCTTCTTCATGCTTCTGATATGGCGAAGAAGTATGGTACAGGTTTTGTTCAGTCTATGATTGATATGCGTCGTCCTAAGTCTAGTGCTATTCAGTCTCAAATGGATCAGATGTCTGACGCTCAGATTTTGGATACTATTAAGTCTCGTCATCTTCAATCTCCCTCTGAGTTGATTGCCTGGAGTGAATATCTTGTAGAACAAGCTAAGGATATTGAACAAGAAGCTGAACGCCTTGCTATTGAAAAAGAAGCTTCTGCTGCTGCTTCTTCTGTTGAATCTCAATCCGATACATCCAGTACTGAATAGCTATGGGACTTCTTGATTTTCTTCCTGTTGTTGGTGATATAGCTTCTTCTATTGGTAATATTGTTTCTACTAATAAAACCAATAAGACGAATATGGCCATTAATCAGATGAATAATGATTTTAACGCTGCCGAAGCTGAAAAGGCTCGGCAGTTTCAGTTGGATATGTGGAATAGAACCAATGAGTATAACTCTGCTTCTGCTCAGCGTTCTCGTTTGGAAGAAGCTGGATTGAACCCCTATTTAATGATGAATGGAGGTTCTGCTGGTACTGCCCAGTCCGCTGGCTCTTCTTCTCCTGCTTCTGCTGCGTCTCCATTGTCTATGCAACGCCAGGATTTTTCCGGTCTTTCTAATACTCTTTCTACGGCCCTTCAGATTGCAAATCAAACCAAAGAAACAAATGCTAGTGTTCAGACTCTTCAGAGCCAAAAATCTTTGTATGATGCACAAGCAAATAGTATTCTTTCTAATGTTGATTGGTGGAAATTAGGCCCCGAGTATAAGAAATGGTCTCAGTTGACTGGTCTTGCTCGTGCTGGGTTGCAGTTTCAGACTGATAGGCAAAATCTTCGTAATATGACTTGGTCTGGTAATTTGATTCAGGCTCAACGTATTGGAGTTTTGTTGGATAATAAGAGTAAGACGATTATTAATAAGTATTTAGATGAAGGTCAGCGTCTTCAATTGGATTTAATGGCATCTCAATATTACGATTCTATGGCTTCTGGTCATTTAAAATATCAGCAGGCTAAATCTGAAATTACTAAGCGTATTCTTATGATGGTTGAAGCTAAGGGTATGCAAATTGATAATCATATTGCAGAAGCGACTGCTGAGGGTTATATTGAGGCTCTTAATGCCGAATACGCTGCCTCTTATGATATCAATTCTCCATTTACTGAAGGACAAGATTCTTATGTTCCAGCTTCTGTGTTGAAGTCTCGTATGGATGCTCTTAATGCTAAGTGGCAATTTGATAAACGTTACTGGGCTGAAGGACTTAATGCCCTTGGTACTGTTGGAAATGCTGTTGGTAATGTAGGTAATCTTCGTAGACCTGGTGCACGTAATACTTATGTATATGGTAATAAAACTTATAATCGTTATTGATAGTCGGTAGGCCTCCGTGGCCTGAACGGACCTCAGGTATCTGGACGTGGTAACGTCCCATAGCGACTAGCACCTTAATATCGGCGGAGCCGCACACCACGCTCGTAGAGTGGGTGCAGTTCCGCCTTTATCTACTCCCATTAGGTCGCCGACCTCTCTCTCTCAACTGTCTTTCCTCCCCTATATACCCCCTTTTTGTAAAAATACTGGCGAAAGCCTTCATCATTTATCCCGTAAGGGTTTTCGGTTAATCTCCGCCGAAAACTCCTCTCCTCTTGCCTTATATTAGATAAATGACAGTATTCTCCCAAAAAACTCCTTTTTTTATTTTGTATTTTAAAGATATATTCTTTTCTTTGTGTTGTCATTATAACCATTAACCATTAACGCACTTTTTTGTTATGAGCTTATGAGCAAATATATTTCATCTGTTGTGATTACGCTTTCTCCTAAACTGGAGTATTTGTCTGAGCCTCTTGTATCTAAGGTTCTTCAATTGGATTATGTTACAGGTTGTACCATTCCTCAAACTGCTCATTTCGTTACTAAGAGTCCTTTGATTAAGCCTTATCTCTCTAAATATGATATTGTTGGTCTTACATTTAAATATTCTGATTTATGAAAATTACACCTCAACAATGGATTGAAATCGTCAAATTGATTTCTACTTTTATCATTGGTATTATCACTGCTCTTGCTGTACAGTCTTGTACTGCTTCTATGTCTATTTCTAAATACAATAGTAATAGCTCTCAGTCGACCGAGCAAACTTCTACTTCTTCTGTGGATTCGACTAAAATAAATATTAAGTATTAATTTTTTACAATTACAATTATGGAAAAAAATAAATTTTTATTGGTATCTGTTAAGTCTAAAAAATCTCCGGCTCAAAGTCAAGGCCAAGTGTATGTTGTTTCAAAGGAAGATATTTCTTCTTTTGTGAAAAAAGTTCTTGATGATGACTCTGTTTTGTTGATTGATTCTGTCGAAACTTTTGTTTCTGACTCTCTTTCTACTGATGAACCTCTTTCTACTGATAATATATTATGATAAATCAAGAAGTCATAGATAAGTATCTTCTATCTGAGTGTCTTCATCCTGTTAAGGTATTTAATAAATACACGAATGATGTCGTTTACGTTCCTTGTGGACATTGTTACTCGTGTCTTAAAAATAAGTCGAATCGTGATACCTCATTAGCTATGAATATTGCTTCAAATTTCAAGTATTGTTATTTTGTTTGGCTTTCTTATGAAGATCAGTATCTTCCTTATATGGAACTTAAAACTGTTGATCCTTTGGATGATACTCGCTCTAATTACTTTTTCTCATCTATCAATAGAGGCCTTCGTATTCATGTTTCTAATGGTAAAGATAGGATTATAGAAGACTCTCCGTTTGAATTTACTCATTCTATGACTTCTTCTGAATATCAGGATATTATTGTTAAGAGTCATGGACGGTATGATTTTCTTCATAAACGTGTTGTATATCCTCGTTTTGAAGATTGTGATAATCGTATTCCTTATTGTAATGTTTCTGATTGTCAGAAGTTTTTAAAACGTTTAAGGTTTCATTCAAAAGATAAATATAATGAAGAAATACGTTTTTACGGTGTATCAGAATATGGTCCTCGGACATATCGTCCGCATTGGCATCTGCTATTATTCTTTAACTCGGACACACTCGCCTCGTCTATACAGCAACTTGTATCTGAGAGTTGGTCCTACGGTATTACAACTTGTGAATTATCGAGAGGAGGCTCTGCTGCCTACGTTGCGTCGTATGTTAATAGTAATGTATGCTTACCTTCATTATATCTCCAGCACAAAGAGATTAGAGCGCGTTCCCTCCACTCTAAAGGATATGGAAACAATTATGTCTTTCCCACTCAAGCCTCGATACACGAGCTTGATAAAATGTCCTCTATCCTCCTTAATGGAGAGAGCGTCTCTGTTAATGGTGAAGCTAAGCAAATCTACCCTTCACGGACGTATAAACGTACCGTATTCCCGAGATTCTCGAATCTTGTTTGTGAATCTTCACGTAGCAGTGCTTACTTATTTTCAGCTGCGTTCTTTGCGCCCGAGAGGCTCATTCGTCTCGGATATTTGGATATAACTTATGATAAATCTGTTTCTCCTGTATCTGTACTTGCTCATGCGTATACTGATTTTTTTTTAGATCGCGAAGATAAAGGTTTTGTTCATTCTGATGATGAGTTAATAGTTACTTCTGTTCGTCTTGACGCTCCTAATCGTAAGTATTGGCATTGTCTTACTTATGATCAAATCTATAGTAAATTTTACAGGCTTTTTAATATAGTTATTCGTTCTGCTCGGTTTTGGAATTTATTTGGATATGTAGATGTCTATCGTCGAGGTCCTATTTACGACCTTATGGAAGCGTCTGATAATTATTGGAATGAATTTGCTAGGCGTCAACTTCATGATTATTATTCATTTCTTGAAAGTTGTAGTAATGAACAACGTGCTTTTTTATTTTCTCGGTCTGTTTATAATGAAGTAAAGAACTCTACTAAAGAGGTTGAAAAAGCGTATTCTTATGATTACGAACTGAGTGACAAATTCCTTAAAGAGTTAATCACCATTAATCGGAAGACGTGCGTGGATAAGATTAAACATAAGGAATTTAATGATCTCAGTGGCTTATTGTTAAATACTTAATTTTTTTGTTTTTTATGTCTCATTTTACTGGTCTTAAAGAGTTGCAGAATAGGCCTCATAAGTCAGGTCATGACATTTCTGCTAAAAACTGTTTCACTGCGAAGGTTGGCGAGCTGCTCCCCGTTTGGACTGATTTTGCAATTCCAAATTCTACTTATAGGTTCAAACTTGAGTACTTTACTCGTACTCGTCCAGTGCAGACTTCTGCGTATACTCGTATTCGTGAATACTTTGATTTTTTTGCAGTTCCTTGCGATTTAATTTGGAAGTCCTTTGACTCTGCTGTGATCCAAATGGGTGAAAAGGCTCCCTTGCA